GGGAGGTTTTATCCGTTTAAACAGCGATGAGCCAGATGAAGTAAAAGAATTTAGATCCAACCGAAACAAAGGTTACTACTAAGGAATATTATGGCAATTGATAAAGCCCTATACCAAGCCCCCAAAGGGATCGATGCTCTCGCTGCTGAAGAAGAGCCACTGGAAATTGAAATTGAACCAGACCACATTAATATATCAACCGATGATATTGAAATTGATATTCAAGCCCTTGACCCAGAATTTGGCGAAAATCTTGCGGAGAATTTAGATGACTCGTTGCTGGCTTTAATTGCCCAAGAGTTGACTTCTGACTACGACTCTGATGTGGCGAGCCGCAAAGATTGGTTACAAACCTACGTAGATGGTTTGGAATTATTGGGATTAAAGATTGAAGAGCGCAGTGAACCTTGGGAAGGTGCTTGCGGTATCTACCATCCTATTCTTGCTGAAGCGCTTGTAAAGTTTCAATCTGAAACCATTATGAGTCTGTTCCCCGCCCAAGGACCAGTTAAAACCAAAATTATTGGTAAAGAAACCAAAGACAAAATTGATGCAGCACATCGTGTTGAAACGGATATGAACCACCGTTTAACAGACAGAATGCCTGAGTATCGTCCTGAGACAGAGCGCACTATTTGGGGATTGGGTCTAGCTGGTAATGCATTTAAAAAGGTTTACTTTGATCCAAACTTAAATCGCCCTATGGCGCTATTTGTGCCAGCAGAAGATGTGGTTGTTCCTTATGGCGCAGCCAACCTAGAGTCTGCTGATCGTGTAACGCACGTGATGCGTAAAACAGAAAACGAATTACGCAAGCTGCAAGTTATGGGTTTTTACCGTGATATTGATCTTGGAACTCCAATTAATTTCTTGGATGAAGTAGAAAAGAAAATTGCGGAAAAGCAAGGCTTTAGAGCAAGTTCAGATGACCGCTACAAACTTTTAGAAATGCACGTCAACCTTGATTTAGAAGGTTACGAGCATACAGATGAAAACGGTGAACCTACTGGCATTGCTTTGCCATATGTAGTCACTATTGAAAAGGGCACAAGTACCATTCTTTCAATCCGCAGAAACTGGAGACCAGACGATGAAACATTCCAAAAACGTGCTCATTTCGTACATTATGGATACATTCCCGGTTTTGGCTTTTACCATTTTGGTCTCATCCATCTTATTGGTGCTTATGCTAAAAGTGGCACTTCCATCGTACGTCAATTGGTTGATGCAGGATCCCTCGCTAACCTGCCGGGTGGCTTTAAGACCCGTGGGTTGCGTGTCAAAGGTGACGACACACCAATAGCACCGGGTGAGTTTAGGGACGTGGACGTACCGTCTGGAGCAATGAAAGACAATATTATGCCGCTCCCATACAAGGAGCCAAGCCAAACATTGTTGACCTTGCTCAACGGCATCATTGAAGAAGCCCGCAGATTTGCTAACACGGCTGATCTTTCAGTGTCTGATATGTCCGCTGCTGCGCCAGTCGGAACCACGTTTGCTATTTTGGAGCGCACACTCAAAGTAATGTCGGCTGTACAAGCACGTATTCATTTTGCATTAAAACAAGAGTTAAAACTTCTTAAAGAAATTATTGCAGAAGATACTCCAGAAGACTATGACTTTGACCCAGAAAGTGGTAATCGTCACGCTAAAAAATCAGATTACGATTCTGTAGATTTGATTCCTGTAAGTGACCCTAATGCTTCTACGATGGCGCAAAAGATTGTTCAATGGCAAGCCGTACAACAGTTGGCTCAAGCTAACCCCCAATTTTTTAATATGCAATTATTAAATCGCCAGATGGTAGAAATCATGGGTATTCCTAATGCCAATAAGCTTGTGCCTATGGCTGATGATATTAAGCCTACTGATCCCGTTTCTGAAAATCAAAATATTTTGATGCAAAAACCAGTTAAAGCTTTTGAATATCAAGATCACGAAGCCCACATTACTGTACATATGATGGCAATGAAAGATCCCAAGATCCTACAAGTTCTTGGTCAAGGACCACAAGCTATTCAGTTACAAGCGGCTATGCAAGCGCACATCAATGAGCATTTAGGTTTTGCTTATCGTGTTGAGATTGAAAAGCAGTTAGGTATGTCATTGCCACCTAAGTCTGATGATATGGGTGATGACGTTGGCATGAATCCAGAAGTGGAAGCTCGTTTAGCTCCAATGTTGGCTCAAGCTGCCCAGCGTTTATTGCAAACCAATCAGCAACAAGCAGCACAGCAACAAGCTGCACAGCAAGCACAAGATCCATTAGTACAAATGCAGCAACAAGAGTTACAGCTTAAACAAGCTGAATTACAACGTAAAGCAGCCAAAGACAAAGTGGATGCTCAGTTGAAGATAAATCAGCAACAAATTGAGAAGAGTCGCATCCAAGCACAGACGGTGTTGGAAGCAGCTAAAACTCAAGCAAATTTACAGTCTCAGGAAACACGGGACAAGATGCAATTAGGTGCAGATTTGGTTAAGCATATTTCTGAAAAAAACCAAGAACATAAAGTTCAAAACAAACAGCTATTTACACAAGGGTTGAGAGACGCTCACCTAGTTGCAGAAGCTGAACAAGCCCGTTTAAACGCTAAAAAGGGTAATAAATGAATGAATTAGAAATAGCAATTAGCAGAATTGATGAACGTATATCAATGATGCAAAACCAATTAGGTAGTGGCGATGCGGTCGAATACAACCAATACCTAACTATATGCGGGATTATTAAAGGTCTGTTGACCGCACGTAGAGAACTAACCGACCTTAAACACAATTTGGAGATCTCGGATGAGTGAAACAATTGATTTGTCACAGGCGGTCGATCTATCAGCGCTAATGGACAAATCCCAAGAAGAAAAAGCAAGCCAATTACCGAAGCCGTCAGGCTATCGGATCCTCTGTGCAATACCTGATATTGAAGATGCGTACGAAAGCGGACTCTTAAAGGCAGAAACGACCATTAACTTTGAAGAAAAACTGGCAACAGTTTTATTTGTAGTTGCGTTGGGACCAGACTGCTACAAAGATCCAACAAGGTTCCCTTCAGGACCTTGGTGCAAAGTCGGCGACTTTATTGTTGTCCGACCAAACTCAGGTAGTCGTTTAAACATTCACGGAAAAGAATTCAGAATGATTAACGATGACACCGTAGAAGCTATTGTGGATGATCCACGTGGCATTAAACGCTCATAAAGGAGAAAAATATGGCAGAAGCATTTCAATTCCCCGATGAAATTGAACAATCAGCAGATTTACCAGAAGTAAAAGCAGAAATTGAAGCAAAACCTGCTGATTTTGAGATTGAAATTGAAGACGATACCCCAAAAGAGGATCGTAGACGCAGAAATTTACCCGAAGAAGTGGTGCAAGATCTCGAAAAAGACGAGATGGAGCAGTATGACGACCACGTAAAAGACCGTTTACAGCAATTAAAAAAGGTCTGGCACGATGAGCGTAGGGCAAAAGAGGCTGCTTTGCGTGAACATCAAGAAGCAATTGCTGCAACGCAAAAACTTTATGAAGAAAACAAGAAAATGAAAGCCTTGTTGTCTTCTGGAGAGCAAGAATACGTAGCTGCGGTAAAAAATTCAGTGGAATTAGAGTTAGATAAAGCAAAACGGATTTACCGTGAAGCTTATGAGTCTGGTGATACTGATCGTATTATTGAAGCTCAAGAAAACATGGTTTCAGCCATGCAAAAACAGGAGCGCATCAACAATTTTAAGATGCCCCCTTTACAAACTGAAGAAAATGAGGTAAAAACACAATATCAAGCTCCTCCTAAGCCCGATATGAAGGCACAGAAGTGGCAAGAGCAAAATTCTTGGTTCGGTCAAGATGAAGAAATGACAGCAGCAGCGCTAGGTTTACACGAAAAACTCAAGCGCAACGGTGTTCATATCGGCTCTGATGAATATTATGCGACCCTCGATCGTACGATTCGCAAACGCTTCCCCGAAAATTTTGAGGAAGAAGCTGTACCAGAAGTCAAAGAAACTCCTAAAGCAAAATCTCCATCGGTAGTTGCTCCAGCGAGTCGCAGCACGAATGCGAAACCAATCAAGCTGAAAACGAGCCAAGTGGCATTAGCCAAAAAACTTGGTATTACCCCAGAGCAATATGCTAAAGAAGTACTTAAATTAGGAGAATAAAATGACTGAAAAAAGAAATAACCGTGATACCGAAGTTCGTGAAATGGCAGAGCGCCCAAAGCAGTGGCGACCACCAGAGTTACTCCCAGAACCCGATAAGGAAGAAGGATATGAGTATCGTTGGATTCGTGTATCTATGTTGAATACCCCAGATCCTAGAAATTTATCTTCTAAGCTCAGGGAAGGTTGGGAACCCGTTCGAGTCGAAGAACAACCTAAGTTTAAACTGCTAGTCGATCCAGATGGACGTTTTAAAGACAACATCGAAATTGGCGGATTGTTACTTTGCAAAACCCCGAAAGAGTTCGTAGAACAACAGCAAGCTTATTATGCTGAACAAACACGAGCACAGACGGATGCTGTAGATAACAATTTGATGCGTCAATCCGATGCTCGTATGCCTATTTTCAAAGAAAGTAAGTCTACAGTAACGGTTGGCAGATAATTTTAACTTTTAGGAGATTTAAATGGCATATCCAATCGTACCTAGTACATACGGTTTTCGCCCAGTAAATCTTATTGGTGGTCAAGTTTTCTCTGGTTCGACTCGTCAGATTCCTATCCAGTACGGCTTTGGCACTAATATTTTTTACGGTGATGTCGTAGGTATTTCACGTGGCTTTATCACACGCTCCACAGTTACCACAGGTGCTGGCGCTACTACTGGCGCAGCAGGTAATGGAACTGTAGGTGTGTTTTTAGGTTGCAACTACACAGACCCTGTTACCAAGCAAAAGCGCTACAGCCAATATTGGCCCGCAAGCACTTTAGCTGGTGATGCTTATGCAGTTGTTACTGATGATCCAGATACTTTATTCCAAGTTGCTGTTGCTTCAACCCAAGGCGCTCAAGCCATCGGTTCTGCTGCTACTGCAATGATTGGTTTAAACATCGCTGGTTCTGATTTAGCTGGTTCTACCAACACTGGTGATTCTTACAACGGTGTTTTGGCTTCTAACGTTGGTAACAACGCAACCTTGCCTTTCCGCATCGTTGATTTGAAGCGTGATACAGCTCAGTCTTTTACTGCTACTTATACCAGTGGTACAGGCACTTTAACCGTTTCAGCTTTGCCTTCTAACTTGTTAGTTGGTACTGAAGTTGGTTATATTGCTTCAAACGGTCAATATGTTGGTACAGGCGCTTATGTTTCGACATTTGCTGCTGCTGGCTCTACTTCAGTTGTATTGAATAGTGCTCAAGTAACAGTAAACAGCCCAACAGGTACTGCATCTACTGCAATGACTATTCCTGCTTCAAGCACTTTGGTGTTTACTCAGTATCCAGAAGTTTACGTTAAGTTTAACTTCGGTTTACACGAGTATTACAACAATACTGCTCAAGCTGTAACACTTTAATCTAAGGAGCATTAAATGGCTATTTCTCGTGCACAACTACTGAAAGAGTTGCTCCCCGGATTGAATGCATTGTTCGGTTTGGAGTATGCTCGTTATGGTGAAGAACACAAAGAGATCTACGAAACTGAGACCTCTGAGCGTTCTTTTGAAGAAGAAACAAAACTGTCAGGCTTTAGCGCTGCACCAGTCAAACCCGAAGGCAATGCCATCGCTTATGACAATGCACAAGAAGCATGGACAGCTCGCTACAACCACGAAACTATCGCCCTTGGCTTTAGCTAGACTGAAGAAGCAATCGAAGACAACCTCTACGATTCTTTATCAGCTCGCTATACCAAAGGTTTGGCTCGTGCTATGGCTTATACCAAGCAGGTAAAAGCTGCTGCTGTATTGAACAACGGTTTTAACGCTGCCTACACTTATGGTGACGGTCAAGCATTGTTTTCTACTGCACACCCATTGGTTAACGGTGGTACTAACGCTAACACTCCTTCAACTCCTGCTGACTTGAACGAAACTGCATTGGAAAATGCTGTTATTCAAATCGCTGCATGGACTGATGAGCGTGGCTTGTTGATCGCTGCTAAACCACGTAAATTGGTTGTTCCACCTGCATTGCAATTCGTTGCAACTCGTTTGTTAGAAACCGAACTCCGTGTTGGTACTAACAACAACGACATCAACGCAATCAAGAATAATGGTTCTGTTCCAGAAGGTTACACAATTAACCACTTCTTGACAGCTACCAATGCATGGTTCCTGACAACTGATGTTCCAAATGGTTTGAAACACTTTGTACGTAC